AGGGTTTCAGCAGCATACGCACCAGCACCAGCACCAGCACCAGCACCAGCACCAGCACCAGCACCAGCACCAGCACCAGCACCAGCACCAGCACAAAATCCTGAAGAAGAGTTAAGAAATGACATAGAAGCAGCCGTTGCTCCCGCCGCCGATAAGCCTCAGCAGATGTACGCGGCACGACCGGGCGAGGATATGGAAGCTTTTCGAGCTAGGCAGACCGCAGCACAAGCAGCAGACCCTAATTTTGACTTAGCTATGTACCAGCAGCAGTTAAAAAGCGGGGGCGGCATACCTGCCGAAGCTAGCCCTCAGCAGATGTACGCGGCGCGGCCGGGCGAGGATATGGAGGCTTTTCGAGCTAGGCAGACCGCAGCACAAGCAGCAGACCCGAACTTTGACTTAGCCGCATATCAGCAGCAGTTAAGAAGCGGCGGGGGGACAGCACCAGAACCAGCACCAGCACCAGCAGCACCAGCAGCACCAGCAGAAGAAGCAGCACCAGCAGAAGCACCAGCAGAAGCAGCACCAGCAGAAGCAGCGGAAGTTACCCACACTATGCCTGATGGCACAGTAATGGCTGGCGCGGAACATCAAACAACCGACGCCCCAGCCAACTCGTCTATCCGAGATGACATAGAATCAGCGGCAGCAAAGACTAACGCCGATGCTTTAGCAGACGGCGGAGACACTGATGGCGACGGGCAAGTATCGGAGGCAGAGCTAAGCGCTTGGAGGCCCACTGATGGCCGCTACGGAACAAACCCAAACAACCGCGTCAACCGCAACCAAGCCTATAGCCAAGACGCCTTAAAAACTATAGGCAATCAAGGCGGCGTTGTAGGTGACGATGGCGTTTTTTCAGAAGATGAGTTCTGGGATTACGATAAACTTAGACAAACCAACGAGGGCGCAAACTACGGAGGGGCCACTAAAGAAGGCGAGTTTAACTACCAAGACCCGTCTACGTGGAATACCCCTCCAGCAGCAGCAGCACCGGCATCAGCACCCGTTGCTGACGGGGTACAAAATGCAAACGGGACTTATAATTTTAACCACCCCGTCCACGGCATGATGACCGACCTGTCTAAGTATGGCTATGATCAAATGGTAGCGGAATCTGGTCAAGCAGCCAATACTAGCCAGAACTCCCCGCCCGCAGAGCCTCAACAAAATCAAGCTCAAAATCAGTTTAAACAATTCATGGAGCAAGCGTCGGGTAAGAAACGAGGCGGTTCGCCTCCGCAATATGGCGGAGCCGGGTATAGCGGTGACCCTATGATGCCCGGTTCTGGCGGTTATGGTCAAAACTATGGCGGTGGCTACGGTGGCGGTCAAAACTATGGCGGTGGCTACGGTGGTGGCTACGGTGGGGGGTACGCGCCTCAGCGTTCTCAGAGCTTCCAAAGTTATGGCGGCGGTTATAGGCCACAACGCCCTCAGTATACGGGGCAAAGCTACGGCGGCGGCGGCGGTAAACGAGGCCGTAGCCCCACGCAGTACGGTGGCGGTGGCGGGTACAGTAGTGGAAATTATGGGCAGTCTTACTTTAGACCAGTAGGACAAAGGCAGTCTTTACCCGGAAACGCTCGCCCGCAAGCGGAAGCGGCTCCTGACGGAGAAAGCGCTCAGCCATCTGCTAACCCCTTTGCTAACGTAAGCAATACAGCCGGCTCCAACCCGTTTTTAGCAAACGGAATGCCCGACGCAGGGGCGCAAAACGGATACGGCCCCGGCAGCGATTTTTATAAAATGATAATGCAGTCGCTACGCGGCGGCGGGTTTATGTAGGAGAAATACATGCCTTCAGTAAGTGGCAAGCAGCAAAGAGCAATGGCCGCAGCCGCTCACGGGGATTCCACTATCGGAATCCCTCAAGCGGTAGGGGCTGAATTCATGCGGGCAGACGTACTCAAGAAAGAGGCGAATCGTCGTCCTCAACCCGCAGCATCAAGTCTTCAGGGGACACGCCCCCAGAAATACTAAGTTTAGCGATGCAAGCTATAGCTCTTTCGCCTCCAATAAGGTCTTTTTTTAAGTCTTTAATGTAGGCGCGAAGCGCGGCCATTTCTATTGTTTCTTCTTCAGTCATTCGCCTACCCGCTGTAGCTTTTTAGCTGCATTAATTAGTTTGTTTCGGTTTGTAGTGTGTACCCACACTGACACCCTAACCAAACCAGAATCTCTTTGCCGCTCATCGTATCCCACTTGAGATGGGTACTTAGCGCGGTTTCTTTTTTCTAGCTTTGTCTTATCCATAATATTTCCTCGCTCCATAAGCGCCTAATGTTAGTCGCTTAGCATTTCTCCCACAATGGATAAAATAGCCTTTTCGTCAAACCGGGAGATGTCTACGTTTAAACGGTCTGATAGATCGCCCCGCAAGTCGCTGTGTTTTACCTTAGCGTAGCTTTTTATTCCCGCAACTCCGGGCACTGATTTAGCCACTTCTTTAACCATTCTAGGCTTTATAGTTTCACCGCCAGCCCTGACCGTTGCGGTAGATAATGCTGGGTAGAAGTAGTTTTTCTTAACTCGCATGTAAACCACGTTGGGGTCAGACGGCTCTTCCATCCCTAAAGCCCTGAACACTTGCCCTATGAGCGGGTTAATCCGCGCAGCGGGTATAGCTATCAAGTCTTCTTCTTCGCAAGCCCTAGAGATAGCATCAACAATCTTCTCAGTGACACCTTTAGTTTCTTTACGCATCTCTTCGCTAGCGGCTGTCTTCAGAGTTTTGTACAAGTCGTTAGTGATTACTCTTTGCCGTAAGTACCGATACAGGTCTTCAGCGTTATATTCTTCTTTGTTTAACCTCCATGTAGCCATGTCTGCTGTCATGTCAGCATCCGCTTCGTCGGTGTTACGCAGCACCGTAAATCGCCTATCCTCTCTGGCTAAGCGTAGCGCGTCAGTATGGTTGCTGAACATGAGAAAACTAGCGCACGTTTCAGCGCTGCCTTTAAACCCATTCTTCACGTTGACCGGCACTTTCACGGGAGAGGTATCGACGTAATGCTTTAGGACTTCCTGCTTCCTATAGCTTTTCATGTCGGAGTCTTTTACTTCGTTAACTACCACCACCAGAGAAGTTATCCACTCGTTGAAGCTGTCATTCACCATTTGGTCGAATTGTATGGAGGAACTGTTCCAAGCTCCGACTAAGTCTTCAACATACTTACTAAGCGTGGTTCTCCCCACTCCTTGAGTGCCGTCCGTCACCATTAGTATTGCGCTGCCCCGAAAACGAGGGTCTTGAATCTTGGCGGCAAGCCAATCCAAAAAATACGCCGCTTCTTCAGGTTCTGGTAGCAGATAGTTAATGTAAGCAATGAATTTATCCACGGCAGCCTGATCATAGTCGCCGTCTGTCCACGGCGGCGGGCCGTATTTATTTATGACCCGTCTGCCCCCGTCTTCCAGTATCTTATCTTCCGACACTTCGTACCCAAGCCCGTCAGCCCTAAGTGTTAAAGGATTTATAGCCCAGTAATCCGCAGCGTTTAAACGCTTCTTAGTGTCAGTTCCATCGCACACCCATACATCGGTGTAGAATTTCTGCTTCATACCGCCAAGTTGAATCTCTGACGCTGTCCTTGCAGCTAAGCTAAAAGCTCCCCCCGCTTTTTCAGTTGAGATTCCGTACTTGTCTAAAGGGATTTGAGCTTCAGGAGGGACTTCTCTCGCCAGCGCCTTGATAGAGTTGTCGTTGCGAACTATCCATGTAAGGAACTCGTCTGTGTCTCGGCTGGAGCAGTGATCGTGGAAGCACTTAAACCCACGGCTATGAGCGTTTTTCCCTTCGCCGTAGCCTAGAGGAGAATACCCAGCGGCAGTGACGCTGTCGCTGTGGTCGTGTCCCCACGGGCACTCAATAGTAGTCCACTCATTTTGGTTAGGGTCGTCGGCCAGTACCATCTCATGTGCGTATAGGTACATAAGGGCTTCGTCGGCAGGGCGGCCAAAGTCCGGCATGTCAAACAAAGGCTTATAGGACATAGCCCTCGCAGCTTTCTTAGGTGGCAGGACTTGCCCCGCTTCTAGCTCCCGCCGAATAACGGCAGAAGGGTAAAAAGGCCCGTCACTTTTAGTAAGTTTCACATGAAACCTTCCTTTCTCGCCTTTCTTTCCGTTAACGCCATCAGGAAGCCGTACAGCTTTGCCTAACATCACCCCGCCTTTGTCCGTAATTCGGGGTTCGTGATTCTTTAAAAGCCCCACTAGCGCCTGCGCTTCGTCCTGATCCATGATGGGCTTGTCTAGCACGTAGCCGTATTGGTAGTTGCCTGCACTGGACTCGACTATGTAAGTGGGGGTAGCCATACCCGCAGGTAAATCAGCGGCGTCTACCTTGGTGCCTATGTCATCCAACACCAGCACATGAAGCCCTGCAAAGTTAGCAAGTTTGTTTCTTAACAACCCATCTGCCTGCCTTTGTATGCTAGCGGTTGAGTAATAAAGCGCCCTTGGTTTGGTGCCAGAGAGAAGGGTGTCAAAAGCGTTTAAACTATCCACCGGGTATCCGGGGAGGTTACCTGACCGGGGAGCAAAGAGAGCTACTTCTGAGCCTGTTGGCTGGGTATGGAAAACTAAATCTATAAAAGATTGGATAGCTATCTTGTCATAGTGGTGTTTAGTGCTAACTAGCTCTAGTTTTGCCACTTGCACTGGGGCGGTATCTTCCGTAATATCTTCATCAGATGGTGGTTGTGCGCCGTCGTTTTTGCTCATTTGTATTCCCTTAGTGAGTTAGTGTAAGTAGAAGGCCCTTGTTTTCCGACAAGGGCCTTTTTCGTTTTAGCCTTTTCCATATCGAGTTAATATTTCGGGTTCTGCTTGTAAAGGTAGGCCGATGGCCCAAGCCGGAGGCGTTTCCATGATAAGCTGTAAGTGTTTGGCGCATGAGGATGCTTCGGCGGAAGGGGATTCTAAGACTACCTCATCATGAACGTGCATCACAGCATTAGGCAGGTCTAAAAGCACATCCCGCAGAAGAGCCGCGCAGAACGCCTGAGTAACATTCTCCGACAGAAGGCCACCCCACAGCTTGTAGCGGGGCCATTCAGTTGCGTCTTGCTTCATGCCGTATGCCGCTTTCATAGCGGTGATCTCGCCGCCCTCTATCCTAGCTTGAGGGTAAGTCAAAAAAGTTCCGTCCGGTAACTCGCATATGAGAGAGCCACCCATCAGGCTGGGAGCAAACAAATAAGTTATGCCCCTCGATACCGGAGCCTTTGTCGCTGGGTTTCTTATGGCAAACCTAGCCGACTTCTCTAGATTGTTCCAAAACTTCGGTGCCCACGCATTCGCCTTGCGCCACGCATTCTTGTGCCCGTCAATTATGTGGTCTGACAGGTGGATGCCGTAGTTTCGGCTCATAGCCTTAAAAGCCCCCACCCCGCCGCCGTAGCCCATGCTAAGTTCTATAACTTTTCCTAGCTGGCGTTCACCATGTTGCCCGATGTCAGCAGCCGCACGTAAGTACATATCTTCTCCGCGTTTAAACGCTTCTAGCTTATCGTCTGCTAGCTTATCGTCTGCTAAATACGCTAGGGCGCGGGACTCTATGGAAGACCAATCTCCTGCGACAAAAACATTTCCATCAGAAGGTATCAAGGTAGGCCGCATCATCTTGGCAAGCTGAGTCATAACGTCAGTAAGCGGAGTGCCCAGCCGCATCTGGTGCTTTATGACTTCAGTGTCACTGGCAGACACCGCGTCCCTCCTCATATTGTGTAGCTGTAGCCCTCTGGATGAGAACCTGACAGTCTGGGCACCAGCGTATATGAAGGCTCCTCTTACCCTGTCATCGTACTCAGCGCGTTGGAGCATCGTCCGGTACTTGGCGACACTGGACTTGTTACCGTCATCTAGCGCAGCCACTACATCGTAGGACTCGTTTGTTATGCGTAGCTCACCAGCGTCAGCGGTGTCGAGGATAACGCCGCGTATTGTCTTGTCTAGGCTTAGCTTTTTCACCCCCTCTTTGTACACCGTCATTGGTTTTTCAAGGTCTGGGTCTTTGGAAAGCAACCACTCCTTAATGCGCTGGCCTTGCGTGTATTTGGTGACCGCCCCTTTAGTAAGGCCTGACAATTCTAAGTTGATAGCGTCTTGCTCTACCTTGGCGTACCCCACGCAGAGTTCTGCCAGTTCCCTGTCTATCCTCACGCCCCTGTCGTTTACCCTCTCGTTTGCCAGCCAATCAGCGTGTTCTCTAGCTGTCATTCGGCGGGTGTTTAAGACTAGCTCTTTAGTGGCTTGAACGTCAGCTTCGCAATAGTCGTACATCTCACGCATCAGCCCAAGGTCAGTATTAAACTGGCCGGTGTCTTTGTTAGGCACACATAACTGCTTGATAAGGTAGGCACCACGGTGGGATTTTTTGTGCTTAGCGTTAATCGCTCTAGTGGCGTCGTCTAAATTAGCGGGCAGACCGTTTAAACGTGCTTGTGCAGAAGTGCAATACCAGCGCTCTTTTTTTATCGGCGGAAAGCCGTAGTCACTGACCATGACGTACTCATAAATTAGTTGGTCAAATCTAGCGTTATGAGCGCCAATCAAACAGTTTTCGTTTTGTAAGTAGTCTATCAACTCAGGCAAGGGCGCGGCGTTAGGCGTCCACAGCCCGAAAAAGTCGCCTTTTAGCTCAGCAAAGGCCATGCACAGGGCTTCAGTCGTTTGGTCGGCTGCGTACTTGTCAGCCCCCTCCAGCTTCAGGTCTGACCTAGAGCGGGTTTCAAAATCAATTATTAACATTTTAGTAGGGTCGGACATGCTCGTACTCTTTTGTTGTGAAAAGGGCGTACAGTCAAAAAAGGCCCCGAAGGGCCTTTCTGTTAACCGGCTATCCGCCGCCGTTTTGCTGGTGCTTTTTCAGCGGGTGGGGCCTCGTCCTCCAAAGCAGTGTCTACGTCGTTCATCGACTGCCAGTGGTCTACGGAAAGTACCGGAACATTAATCTTACCGTAGGTTTTGTGCTTGTAGCTGTCGCTTAAAAGCTCTACGACGGGGACGATATCAGCGTCACCTCCATTGATTTGATTAACAACTTTAGCAACGATGTCACGTACAGCTTTTACACCCCCCTTTGAGCTAACCTTATATATTACTTGCTGTCCGGTAAACTCACCGCTTATAGCAACCATATGAAAGCCAACCTGCTTTTCCCAACCACGTTTCGCACCTTCAGCTTCAGGCAGACTAGAACCTATTATCGGGGTTCCAGCCATAGGTGCCATCTCCTCGCCTAGTAACTCGCCCTCACCCCACGCAATAAAGCCCTCAATAAAGCTGTTGGGATTTATAGCCCACAGCCCATCAGTTACCTCATGTGCGTCTGCTCCAAACACCCAATCTCCACCTTTATCTAACTTGATAAACGGAAACTCGCTGCTGCCAGAGCTAATGCGTTGGCCCGCTTGAGCTAAGCCGGTACTGAGTTGGGATAATTCTACTGGTAAATTTGCCATTCTTTTTTCCTCGTTCTTCTTTTTTAAGTAAGTCGCCCTAGCGCGTGTTTCAGCGCGTTGGCAGACATGATTCCCTCTCTGGGGTCGTCTTCTCTTGCGAGTGTCGATCCTGTCGAGGCCTTTCCAATGTAAGCGCTTAAACTATCGAAGTCAAGCCCCTTGTTCTTAAAAACCTTCTCTAGTTTTGGCGCAGTTAAGAATTTAGCTTCCGTAATGTCGGCTACTTTTAACTTTCTGCCTTTTACAAACTCGTTACGGACTGCTTCTTCTGCTGACCCCTCGTCAATCCATTTTCGAGTGGCCCGTTTTTGAACTAGCTTCCACCCCACCACCGCGTTGCCTAGCTCCATCTGAGCGTGGGCGGTTTCTTTTACCTGCTTGGCCCACGCTATAACGTCATCCGCTAAGTTTAGCGAGGTTGCTAGCGTGTCTAGCTTTGTCGGGGCCATAGTTAACGCTTTTAAAGCCTCGCCAGT